GCCAATAAGAAAAAGTAGGGCTATCAGGGGGCATGTGATAACACTACTACCGGTTTTCTTAAAACCCGGGTCATAGACTTAAATATGACTTCATCATTTTATTGATGCTGTTTTCATGCAAACGAAATTCAGGACATGAAACAGTTAGTCCTATAGAAAACCTGAAATCTATAGGATACTTTTGTGGTTACTCACAACGACAACACGACAGGGGGGATGCTTATGAAACATCCCATGTCGAAATCGTCTGCGCCAGCTCTTCCATACTTCAAACTAACAACATTCTGGTAGTCAAGATATAGTTTTTGTTGGGGGGCTGATTGTGAATAGTAAGTCGGGATAGCCGGGGCGGTTACGAGAACTGCATTACTTCTACTATGGGTGGGAGAATATGCAGGAACGGTGAACTCGGAACCGCCGCGGTCGCTAGCGCTGGATACCGCTACGATGACACCTGTTAAATCAGAGAATGAGTTGTGAACTCCGGGATCTTTAGGAATTCTCATCAAATTATTCTCTGCTACGGGACCTGTGGTATCTGAAATACGCAAACTGGCTGTCACGAGGCCTCCTCCTTCGTGGAACGATTTTACTCGTACTCCACCTCGGGAAAGTGCAAACATGGTACCAAGATGCGACATCAGATCAGCTCCGTATGAGGGTTGGTCTGCGCCTGACGTAGGGTTTTTGCTAGCTGCGTGATACAGGAATGGATTAATAGCAATATAATCACTGGTAGTAGCGGGGGCTGTGCCATTGATCATTTTTAACATTCTAGTATTACGTAATAATTGTCTTAGGGAAGTGATCTTTTCACCTATGCAGTAGCGGGCTGCTAAGTTGTCTGGATCATTGAAAGGGGTCGCATTTCCGATAACGGTTGACTTCATGGTCTTACCTGGGGTACCGGAAATGTTAGATTGTGGTGCGGCTATTGGGAATTGGCCGAACACGGGGTGGTCTGTATTCGAGCGGGGAACTGCGAACTCAAATCCAGGTGCTGCGCGAATAAAGTAGTTGACGGTACAGTTGGTGTTTACTGAAGCGGGTCCAACAAGTTCATCTACTACATACACAGTTAGTACTCCTGAAAAATTGTGTTCTGGGTCATAGTTCGGGCGATACGCTCTGAAGAAATGATATGGGATACGGAATTCAACAATATTGTTCGTACGAATATCTACAATCTCTCTCCAATTATACACACTCTCATCCAAAGTAGGAACAACTGGAGCGATATAAAGGTTGTTAGGTTGATAGACAAAAGCCAATCTGCCGGAATGCATATTGGTCTTTACAATATGGAATCTAATGATAATATCACCTCTCCAATATTTAAAGTTTCGGGTCATAAAGCTCATCGGAGTATTGCATATGTTCACAAAACCATCTTGAGTATAAGTATTATTAAGGTAGGGGCCTATATTTAAATCAAGCAGTTTCGTATTGGTAGCTTGTGCAAAATTCCAATCAAAGTAGTCTATGTAAGTTTCTCGAGTTAAAAATGAATCGAGGGCCAATTCATCTATATCCGTACCAGCATAACCTGGGAGAACTTCAACTTGATTTGTTGAAACAAGAGCCATAATTTTTGAGTTATCTGAAGCATCTACATGTTGCATACCCCACATAATATCCTTTTGCATTTTTCCAGTTACGTCTAGATTGGCTGGTTTCGCCCATCCGAACGCTCCTGCTACATTTCCTGCGATATCCAGGGCCCATGAAGCAGGTCCAGCAAACGCGGACAGCAAGGGGACTGCTCCGAGAATGTTGGAAACTTTTGAGGCTATGCGTAAGCCACTCTCAATAGGTCCAATACCTTTAGATTTTTGCTCACTCTCTGTGGAAGGCTTCTTTCCTGAACGGATAGCCGACTGAGGGAAGGCAGGGACTTCTAAATGCACATTGGACATACTAGCCCATATAGTGTAACCAACTGAGACGGGTTGGCCCACTCCTGTGGTAATGGGTGTAATGGGGAACAAATATATTCTACCTAGAGATGCGAATGAGGAAATACTCGGGTAGGATAAGGGAAGACTATTATAAGCTGATATAAATGGGACTGTCAATTCTGCACATGTGGTTGTACTTACATCTAACTCAACATGTGGGAGTTGACTGCGCTGAGTGACTGAGAAAATATGCGCATTATACCAGTTGGTCGCTATGGCATCGTCCATTCCGCCATTAGAGACGAATGCGAGCCTATACAATCCCTGCTGAAAGGGATTTGCATTAATAGTGACACTGTAATTAATATCTCCTCTCCAATAGGCATAACCTTTCCATTTGGAGGAATATATTTCATTTGATAGTACAGCATTGGGATGAACGATTGAAGGGATCGACAAAGCGGTATCAGCTAATGTGAGATCGCCTGAAGCGAGTCGTATAGGCTTTGAAAACCAATCATTCAAGAATGCACTATCATAGGGTTGGGTGTTTATAAAAGCAGTGGGAATGTTGACATTACGTACGGGGGACGTTTCTTCACATTCTGCATCTGCAATAAATTCGGTTGTACCGGCAATCTGGGCTTCCGGGGGGCCCTGCTCAGACTTATAGGGCTGAGCACTATCCTCTTTACTGTCGTGGACTTTTGAAAACCAATAATACGATCCAAGGAGCGGCTTAACACCAGGGAAAGAGAATCCAGAGGTAATTTTCTCTACTGCAGGTTCTAAGGCAGGTTGAGAGGGTTGTTTCGTAGCAGTAAATGCATAAAGATCAGGCATAAATAGCGGGCTGACTGAATCATATATAGGTATTGCTAAAGGGTAACCTTCACCGAAACGAGACGAAGGAAGAGGCATTGCGATTACACCATACACATTATAATAAGGTTCTGAATACGCATTAAAATGATCTTGTCCTAAAACGTAGATCATCATTAAGCGATGTAGAATCTCACCAAACATGAATGTTGCGGCGCACAATTTTAACGTCATTAGCCATGTGGGACGAAGGGTCATGAAATATGTTACAAGGGTATAGACGAATATCATGTACGAGATAAAGAGGTCCGTATAAACTCTACCTCTTACGAAGTAAGAGAGTATTTCCTCATTAGCAAGAGCAGTTTGGGTTGCTAGCCACGTGTCGCCTATTTTTGGAAAGGCAATCCAAGCACCTGCGTATAGGAGGTTTTCTCAAACCATCCATTGCGATGTTGGTATGCCTGTTCAAATTCAATTAACATACGTTTACCGTATAGATTGAAAGCTTCACGTCCTCTTAGAGCTAACTCTTGTAAGGCCACTCTTGTTTTTTCTTTTGTAATATTATCATCGTTCTTAGCTGTCCAATAGGGCATCTCAAGTACTTTCTGTAGCCGCAAAGGTCCTAGATAAGTATTGGTGTCTGGATTGAATACGAACGATCTTTTCATAAACTCAACCTCTGTTAAGAGACGGGGTTTGAAAACTTCTAGACTTCCTTTGTCTTCGGGGGTCAAAGTGAGGCCTAGGTTTGCGATAACAGGAGCTATCGTGTATACGTTGAATATATCTGCATATATCTCAGTAACAGAAAACAAATTGTCATCGCCTTGTACGACTAAAAACACATTATCGCTGAATGTTGATGTGCTGATCATTTGATTCCAACACCAACGGAAAGCGATCTTATTTGCAATTGTATTAATGATCAATGTGAGAGGGTTGCCAGAGGGCATACTTCCTAACCATTCGAATACAATGAAATCTATGATATGACGTGAAAACACTATCTCTAACCACATAACGGCTCTGATACTAGCAAATTCATCGTTATACCAAGCATTTATAAAATCTAAGACGGCCCAGAGCAAGTCTGGTGGAAGGGAACCATCATAGCATTTATAATCACCTGCTTCTGCATTTTTACGATTAAATGCAATTAAACGTTTGGCAAGAATATCCCAGTCAGTGCTGACGGGATCAGTGCCTGCGCAACAGCCATTTATGACATTGTTAGAAGTTATCCAGAACATAAATGCTCCGAAATACATCCTACAAGCTATTAAATATGCTGTGGGACACCCTGAGACAAGTCTTATCTTACCTTGGGCTACTTTCTCCTCATTTTCAAGTTGATCTTTTGGGAAATCACTATAAATCTGTGGAGATCTTACACCTTTCTTGCAATTCTCAACATAGTCCATTGTCTCTTTTTCTATCTTGAGTGCTCTTGGATTAGTTAGATCAAATTCTTGAGAATTACCCCAAAAATAGGTCTTTTTTGAACTTCTTACATCCAAGTTATAAGGATATCCAGAACTGGTACTACGGTCCAAACTATAAAATTTGGTAGCCATAATGCCTGTAACGGCTTCTTTGTACGTATAAAGACGTCGATCGACGTAATTTACACTGACGTTTTTCATCCAATTCATTTCTTCTTCTCTCTCTCGGGTAAAGTCATGATTTTGAATAACATGCACGTGGTATTTGTCATAAATCTTCTTCAAATTACCATCTTTAAACAAGCGATCTATAGGGGCAGGCGTTTCACATGGTGTGAAAAGGTCATTCCACTTGCCATATAGTTCAGACTTAGTTAATTTTGTTTGCGAAGGGATCCGGGGACTCCTCTCCACTCTTTTGATTTCCATCATATGCCCACTGTTAAAAATGGCGCACTGTGCTACAGGCAATTCGAGAGTTTCAACTTCATCGAATCCTTCCACAGCAAGCGCTTCATTTAAAGCCTCTTGAGTAATTATGGAACCAAAGCTTAAATTTTTAGCTGTCACACCTGCAGTATGAATAGCAAAAATCTTAGCGGTTTGTATAGCAGTATTTTGATAGGTTATCAAAGCACCGCAATCTCCAGCGACGGTTGCCACATTGGAGTATTGGAAAGCAGTTAGGATTTGGTACGTAGAGCCATCAATATCACTAACCATTTTGTTACTTATACGCTTACCGACTGTGAAAGCCGTAGCATATGTGGTCGACTTAGGGAATGCAACCATAACATCTGCGTTGTCAGGAATCGACAACACATTAGCATCTGTTAAAAAGTACTTGATTATGTTTCTATGTCTGCGGAAAGTGCGGGGCATATACACCAATATCAAGTCATTAGTAACCAACTTACTATCAACTGAACCTTCAATCAAATCAGAGACCTTATAAAAATAAGAAGACTGTTTTTGATCATGAGGTTTAAGTTCGATCCTACGCTCCAAGGCTGTCTGATCGTCTGTGACCTCAGCATATAAGTGAGTAATGAAATGATACGGAATAATCATAACATTGGCTACTACAACTGTTGCAAACCCAATGGAAGTGAGCCCATTAGGTTGGTCATAAAATACTTCGTAGCAATTACTTCTGACAACAGATTCAACAGTTTTAACACCGTTAACATCTTTGCCTAGTTGTGGTCTAGCTACAGCATCTTTCATCTTGGACAAATTTCTTTCTACTCTAATCGCTGAAGGCTGTTTACCCATGCTTTCGGGCGTGGCAGGCAGATCTACATTAAATAAAGCAGAAACCATAGATGATAGTAAGCCATAAGCTTTTCCTATCAAATATGCTAATATACCGGCTCCTATAAGGATCGATATAATGGGCAAAATGGGGCTAGTTCTCAAAAACTCAATCACTTTAGACAAACCTTTAGTGGCTGAATCGAGAGCTGTACGAGCTAATTTGACTAAAGAGCTATAATTGTCTTTGGTTCTATCAAATGTCCCGGGATCAGGAGCATCTGGTATACTTGCTACAACAAATCCTGCTTTTATTTCCTCGAAAAATATATTTAAAATCTCTTGACGCTCATCTAACATGGCGTCGTAAAAATCTAAACCGTAAAAATCAAGCATAATAGCTATTTTCTTCAAAGTGGAAGCGGGAGAAATACCATAATGGAACCGCCACATGTTTTCAAGAGCTAGAACTTTCATTCCAGGCAATCCATCTGGCCTTAAAGGCAATTCACATACAAGGTTTTCTGCTATCGCGAGTGACTCTGGGGAAGGTCGATAACATTCTAATCCTTGTGAAAGTCGATGAGTGGGTCTCAAGACGTTACGTATGTCCCCCTGGGGTACGGGGATCATACTAAGATCTGGTTTTTCTTGTAAATTATCAATTCTTTGTTGTCTTTTTACTCTTTCATCTACAAGGTTGTGGGTTTCATTAAATTGCATCTTCAAAACTTGGTAGTACAAATGCTTTTTATCGATCTCTTGCAGAATCCTTTGTTTAAGGGTTTCATAAGTCATGGGGGCTGACAAATGTTTACCATGGACATCGACTTCTACATATTCAGCAAAATGAGGGTCTATTGTAGTAGTCTCTTTCCCATTAATAGTAACAGTATCAAGCAACTGGTCATCAAAAACTCCGTCTTTTGCATACTTAGCTAAAGGTAGTATCTCTATGAAAAACGAAATCCGACGTAAAACTGCATCAGGTGCTATAATACTAACGGGATATAATTTATGAGCGTTTGTGGTTGCTATAACCATTTTTGAATTAAAGTAATGCTTTCCTTTCGAAAGTACATTGGCCATATTCAATGGATAGGGGGCTGTGTTAATCATGTGAATAATATCCAAATAATCGGAGGTTTCACCTTGAGCGACGTCTGTCTTCTGGAACAGATCATCTATCATAGTTACCGAATGTTCATTTGTATATCCTTCCCAAAATTTTTCTCCGCATCTACGAGAGTATACATTCAAAGATGCATTATCTCTCATATTTGCTTTAGCAACATCATCAGCTAGGGCATAGGATAGCTCATTGGCCAACAAATTGCTAATAATGGTCTTTTTAGTTCCAGGTTTGCCAGTAAATATAACCAAAACTGGTTCTTGTCTTATATTTGATTTAAGTGAGCCTGTCTCAACAGTGAAGTCACACATCTTTTGATATCGGGATCGCATGTTATATAACTCCACACATAAATTGCTGGTTTCAGTTGTTCGGGGCATAGTTCGTAAAGTGTCATCAATTAGGGCAATGATTGTCACTAAACGAGTATGATTTTCAGTGTTGTTGATGAACTTATTACTTCTAATTAGAACTTCAATTTCCTCTGATTTTTGAAGGATAGTCTCTACATACGCATTGCCATGAGCAAATAAGCGAATGTGAGTATCTTCTCCAAGTAAAGTCTTTCTAATCCAGTTTACTGCTGTTTCCGCGGCGCGAATAACAAGGGACAATATTGAATCAAAAGTTGAGGTGACTCTACCTAAATTTCCGAAATTTTTGAAAAGTTCGGGTGGTATGGGTTTGCCACTAGTGAACGTGGTCCAAGATGCCAAAATAGCTGCCATTGCCGTAGAGCAATCGTGCAGTATATTGGCTTGGGGAACTGCCTCGTTGTTAGGTCCGACGAGACTCTGTAATTTTGAGATTAAATCATAACCATGATAATAAGTCAAATAAGCACAAGCTGTTAATCCTAAGACCAACATATTGGTATTTGATGTATCATTATAATAATTAGACAAACCGTAAATTGACAGAAGAACGGCCAAAAGATCTAATGTAAGGGAAATACCTGATGATGTTGCCATCAACGTGTTTTCTATTTTATCCTTACTTCTAACCAAATGGTCAAAGTGTGTCATAAGGGTCTTTACTTTTTCCTTATCAAGTATATCGGAACTATTTACGTTCTCCAATAACTTGTTAAATTCAGTGACATTCAAAGAATCCATCACTTTAGTAAAGGAGTCGGCTGCATCTCCTATACTACTCTGTGTCTCATTATCAAGCATTCTAAACATATTCATCTGCGGTAGTGCTTTGAATTCTTCTGTTAAATTGCGAGTGTTTTGAGCTTTCTTTCGATCAATCCGAGCAGCTCGGTATAAATCTTCTCGTTTTCTATGTTCTTTCTCCCTTTTAGGTGATCTTATATATGGGGCAGATCTACCCTGCGGGGTGGTGGGAAATATGGACGAATCAATTTTGGTTTGAGGTATTGCTACATCATTTCTATTAAAATAGTCAATAATATATGCTTTCTGTGGACTCGTATAACTTTGTATGGGGATTGTAACACGATGTCTCAACATCAAAATTGAAAAATTTTCCTTTTGGGCGAAAGTAAGGCTACTGTATAGCGCCTTATGGGTAGGAGTGGGGTCTAATCCTGTCGATACATAAAAGAATGCATTGAATCTCTCAATGAAGCTAAAATAATCATGCATTTCTTCTATAGATAATTTCTGCTGTGCGAATGAATTGATGCACTGGTTAACTACTGTGTTTCTAAGGGTCTGTTTTCGTTGTTCGATTTCTTGGATTCGTTTCTCAAGTATCGATTTTTCATGTTTTACATTGTCAAAGGACATCTGCTGAAGAGCAGACTCTTCATCTGAAGATTGAGTTATATCGTTATTATTGCTTGTGGTCATATCTGATGGTGTAAAATGAGGAGACACCGGTCTCCTGCGGCATAGGCATTTGTATTCCGCACTATGAGGGTCAAGCATGTTAATCCATTAATCGTTTCTGCTAAAACGGGATTTCTATTCTCTATATATGTACGTTCTGCAATGCAGGAGGTCATGAACTTCCTAAAGATCCGTATACTGAGATTATGAGAATCAATATTCTAAAAGAACTGATTCAATCACTTCTCCATATAGGGTCTAACATCAGGTATTGCTTTAATGCTAATATCTGAAAGCTAATCATACATTGCTACTTTACATTAATATGAATATAGGGTATTGCACCTTAACAAATAATAAATCTATCTGACTAAATAGTAATTATAAGTTTCTAATAAGTAAGCGTATATTTTATTGAAATAACACAAGTTTGTTCAATCTAATGATGAGTTCCAACATTGGTTAAATAAAATATCGTTTTTGGGTTTTTCGTTTGTTTTTAATATTTTTAATAAAATGAGTTTGTCAAGACTCAAGTCTTTTCTGG